CCTTGCCTTTTACTTCCGGCTCTAATTCCGCCGTAATTGGAAGAGAAAATGCAATTACAGGATACATAGTGCAAGGATCGATTGCAAACACCGGCACCACTATGTCTTGTTACGACGGACGTAGTGCAAACGGCAATATATTTGTCGCAGGGAACAATATGTCAGTGCTTTTAAGCGCCACTTATTTTGTGTAAAGGAATAATCATGACCACATTCACCGAAGTTACCTACATCTCCCAGTTTGACATCCAGCCCAACGGTTGCATCGGAGTTCGCAAAACCACCGATGTTCTGAAGGATGGTGTTGTTATCTCGTCAACCTACTGGCGTTGCGTACTTTCGCCAAATGACCCGCAGGCTGCTACGGTTCTTGACGAGCCGTACTACCTCAACATCGCCAACTACGCTTGGAGCCAGCCGTCGCCCCAGCCGTATGATCCGAATCCCCCAACCGGAGCTTAATCATGTTTCCAGATGTTCAACTTTCCGCCTCGCACACCGTCGGCCAGCCGTATGTTGCCAACGCAGTCAAGATCATCCAGATCGAAGATCATGTTGAGAACAAGTCCCTGCGGGCTTTTGTCCAGCTTGGTGATGATCCTTCGTACAAGTATTGGGTACAGGTTCTGTCCGGTGACGAGTACACCGTAGACTGGACGAACCAGAACATCAGCGATGCTGTGGCGGCGTTCTTCAAGTAATGAACATCGTCGTCTCAACGCTCGGTTCCCCGGCGCTGGAGGTTCTGAAGGCCAGCGTCAAGGTCTATGCCCCAGAATGCGTCCTGACGGTCTTTGAGGGCCGTGAGGGAAGTTTTGGAGCGGACTACAACCGGGCAATGACCGAAGCGTTTGAGACGGCTGATGAGATCCTGATCGCCAATGACGACATCGTGCTGACTCCGACGACCCTGAAAGTTCTGATGGAGGATGTTGCCACCCTGAAAAGGGACGGCATCAAGATCGGATCTGTCGGGGTGCGGTCGGATAGTGTCAGGCCGCATCAGCATATCGCCCAGAACAACGGTGGGCAGATGCTGGAAGTGGCGGTGATCTCTCCGATCCTCGCGTACATTCCGAAGCAGGCGTTTGAGGCTTCCCGGTTCCCGCCCTTGAACTGGTACTCAGATGATGTCTGGTGTATTGACCTGAAGCGTCAGGGCTTCCGGCACTTCGTGTCTCGGGCGTATGTGCATCACGCTGGGTCTACGACCATCGGTCACGACAACCAGAAGTTGCATGATGACGCCAAGCCTTGGATCATTGCAAATCGGCCTGAATATGCAACTTACTGGGGGATGGCATGACACGAAAAGTCCTGATCGGAACACCGGCCCATGATGGCCGGTTGGATGTCTGGTACTGCAACTCGTTGGTCAACACGATCCGGCTATCTGCGGTGCACAAAATCAGGATTGACCCGATCTATGTGTCCTATGACTCCCTTGTTCAGCGAGCCAGAAACGATCTGGTCAGGATGGCGCTCGAAGAAGACTACGACGACCTGATCTTCATTGATTCTGATGAGGAATGGGATCCTGAGTGGATCTTCACGCTTTTGAATCACCCGGTGGATGTCGTTGGGGCAACGGTGGTCAAGAAGCAGGACAACCCCATCCTCTTCAACGTCAAGGCTCTACCTGAAGGGCTTGAGATCAAGAATGGTCTGATCGAGGTGGCCTGTGTCGGAACCGGGTTCTTGAGGATCAGCCGCAAGGCTTTACAGGCCGTCTGGGGTATGTCCACCGAGTACAAGAACGAGGGCCGAACCTGCCGGATGGTGTTTGATGTCCGGGTGGAGAATGGAGAGTTGGTCAGCGAAGACAACATCTTCTGCAACAAGTGGCGCTCTACTGGTGGAAAGGTCTTCATCGACCCGAGCATGACCTGCAACCACATTGGGGTGAAGAAGTTCTCTGGCAATTTCATGCACTTCTACGATTGGTTGAAGGCGCAAAACAAGGCAGCAGCTTGAGGTACATGGCATGGCTGATGATGCTGATCGTTATTCTGATGCTCACCCTAGCCGAGATATCCCGGTGAGACACGAAATCCGTATGCTGAAGGCTCAAGCCAAGGCCGAGTTACAACGGCTGGAAGCTGAGTCTGCGGCTAAGGAAGTCGCCGGGAAAGCGATTGGAAAGCATGGTCTGGCATATATCACCGCTATCGTCATCGTCGGGGTAGGCGCTAGTCTGCTCCTTGAGGAGTCCAAGATTGCCGCCGTCATCGGGCTAGTATCGGCTGCCTTAACAGCACTCATCGCCATGCTAAACGGTATCGCCGGGGCTGTCCCGAAGCAGGAGAAGCCGGAGTTTGAGGTGATCAAATCGCTCATTGAGCGGCTGGACAAGCTCGACCGGAAAGAACCGCCCATGAGGGTCGATGTCACTGAAGGAAGAGTGACGGTCACCAAGGGCGACGACACCATTACAACGGGGACAAAATGATCACCCTTCTTACCACCCTTCTATCCTTCCTCGCCGGGGGCTTACCTAAGCTCTTAGGGTTCTTCCAAGACCGTGCAGACAAGGCGCATGAACTGAACCTTGCCCGGATGCAGATTGAGCGGGAACTGGAACTCAGAAAGGCAGGTTTTGAAGCACAGGCGCGAGTCGAGGAAATTCGTACAGATCAGCTTCAGGTCGGTGCAGAGGTGACGATGGCTCAAACCGCCTTGGCTGAGAAGCAAGCCCTGTACGCCCACGATATTGCTATCGGGGAAGGCGCAAGCAGGTGGGTGATCAACGCCCGCGCTTTGGTTCGTCCGGTCATTACCTACGGGATGTTTGCTCTTCTTTGCTTCATCAACATCTTCGGTGCGGCGTATGCGTGGCATCTGGGAACCCCGTTTGCGGAAGTGATCGCTAACCTGTGGGACGCTGACACCCAGATCATCTGGGCGTCGATCATAAGTTTTTGGTTTGGAAGCCAAGCGTTCAGCAAAAAATGAACGCGTTGATCAAGATGCTCAAGCATCACGAGGGAGTGCGCTATGTTCCCTATCGTTGTCCTGCTCGTCTGTGGACTGTCGGTGTGGGTCACGTCATCGATCCTTCTCACCTGCGCGTACCGTTTGATCGACGACTTGAGCTCCCTATACCGGCAGGTTGGGATCGACGACTGACCGAGGACGAGGTTGATGCGCTACTTCAAGAAGATCTTCAGCGGTTTCTTCCGGGGGTACTCAGACTATGTTCTGTGGTTCCTCTTAGCAATCGCCATCTGGCACTCGCTTCGTTCGCTTTCAATGTTGGGCTAGGCAACCTTCAGAACTCGACCCTTCGCATGAAGCACAACCGGGAAGACTACGAGGGAGCGGCTGAGGAATTTAAGAAGTGGAACTTGTCCGCTGGCAAAGTTTTGGCCGGGCTTGTGACCCGTAGGAACGATGAGCGGGCGTTGTACTTAATGGAGACACCATGAAGCTGTCACACCCCCCAAAAACGCTGCCCGATGGCAGCATCGAGCCCGCGCATGAAGTTGAGGCGGTTTGCGCTCATTGCGGCTATGATCTGGACGCCGCCGAATTGAATGCAGATACGTGCTCTGATTGTGGAAACACGCTAAACTTAAAACAGTCTGTCGCCATACAAGTTACGACGCTGCCGCCAATCTTTGGTGGGGTGCTTTAAGAGCGTGCCATGCCGCTAAAGAAACTTACGCTGAAGGCAGGGGTCAACCGCGAGAACACGCGGTACACCAACGAGGGTGGTTGGTACGAGAGCGACAAGATTCGCTTTCGCCAAGGCACACCCGAAAAGATTGGTGGCTGGCAAAGAATCTCCGGTACGACCTTCCTTGGCATCTGCCGGTCATTGTGGAACTGGGTGACTCTTGGCGGCGTAAATCTGATCGGGGTGGGTACCAACCTCAAGTTTTATCTTGAGTCTGGCGGCGCGTACAACGACATCACGCCGTTCCGCGATGATGTGGTGCTGACTAATCCGTTTGAGACGTTTAGTGGTTCGCCGATTGTTGAAGTGACTGACGCCAACGGTGGCTACATTGACGGCGACTTCGTTTCGTTTTACCCCGCGATTACAGTCAATGGCGTAACCATCTACGGTCCGTATCAACTGACCATCTCAGGTGCAACGACATACACCATTGACGTAGGTACCAACGCCTCGGCCAGTGGCGCTGGCGTGGGTGGCACTGTTTACGCTGTTTATCAGATCAACATTGGCCCCGCGCAAGTTGTGCCGCTCGTTGGATGGGGTGCAGGCCCGTGGGGTGCGGGTACGTGGGGGTTCGGGCAAGCCTCAACTGATGCCATCCGTTTATGGAGTCAGAACAACTTTGGCGAAGATTTGATCTTTGGACCCCGAGGTGGGGGCATCTATTACTGGGATGCGTCATCAGGGTTCGGGGCAAACACGTTTTCGGCTACGGTTGCAGGCCCCACCGTCATCACGTCCGCTGCCGAATACCCTAACGGCACGCCGCTTCGTTTTGTACCGGACAGTGGAGCCACGATGCCTACAGGCATCAACCCTGCGCAGGTTTACTACGTGCGGAACGCGTCTGGTAGTGCGTTCAATATTTCTGCTACGCCGTCTGGGGCGTTGATCAACGTTTCGGGTGCGGCGGTCGGCACGTGTCGTGTGCTGCCCAATGCTTACGCCTTGGATACGTTTGGCGGGGCTTCGGATGTACCGACAAAACAGAACTTTATTCTTGTGTCGGACATCAACCGGTTTGTGTTTGCCTTCGGGTGCAACGATTACGCCTCGGCAACGGTGGACCCCATGCTTGTGCGGTGGTGTGATCAAGAGGACCCGTACAACTGGACCCCAGCTTCAACAAACCAAGCGGGCTTCCTGCGACTGTCTCGTGGTTCAGAGATCATCACCGCTCTCCAGTCCCGGCAGGAGATTCTGGTGTGGACCGACGCTGCGTTGTATTCGCTTCAGTATGTTGGTGCCCCTATCGTGTGGGGTGCGCAGTTGGTGGGCGACAACATATCGCTCGTAGGACAGAACGCAGTGGCTTACGCCAACGGTGTGTCGTATTGGATGGGGAAGGACAAGTTCTACAAGTACGACGGACGCACACAGCCGTTGCGTTGTGACTTGCGTCGGTACATCTTTGAAGACATCAACACTGCGCAGTACCCGCAAGTCTTTGCGGGTACAAATGAAGGTTTTAATGAAATCTGGTGGTTCTACTGCTCGGCAAACTCCATGGCAATTGATCGCTACGCGATCTACAATTACATGGAAGATGTCTGGTATTACGGCACAATGGCGCGTACCGCGTGGTTGGACTCTGGGCTGCGTAACTACCCGCTGGCCGCGACGTACGAAAACAACCTCGTGAACCACGAAGAAGGATTGGACGACAACATCAACGGCACCCCTGCGGCCATAACGGCGTACATTGTGTCTTCGCAGTTTGACCTTGACGACGGGCACAACTTCATGTTTGTCTGGCGGGTGTTGCCCGACATGACATTTGCCAACTCTACCGCCGTCGCGCCTAGCGCCACGATGTACCTGCTTCCGCTGCAAAACTCCGGGTCCGGTTACTCTGTGAATGCAGCGACAGACGCCAATCACTCGGTGGCAAACCAAAGCTACAGAACCATCACTCGTACGGTGGTGCTGCCTGTGGAGGAATTTACGGGGCAGATCTACACGAGGGTGCGTGGACGGCAGATGTCTGTTAAGGTTGAGTCAACAGATCTTGGGGTGACGTGGCAGCTCGGTTCGCCCCGCCTAGACATGCGGCCTGACGGTAGACGCTAATGTCACTTATCGTAACTTCGGAGTACGCGCTTCAGAGGGTCGCCCCACCGGCTTTGCCGCAAGCAACGCTTAATTACTCTCAGGCGTACCAAGATCAACTTAACAACGTACTGCGTCTATACTTCAACCGCCTGAACAGTATTCTGGGGCAGCTTATGGCAAACGGATCTTCTGTACCGATTACGTTCCCGCCGACGGCGTTGGACGCGTTCGGGCGCCAACGAGTAAGCCAACCTTACACGTTGTTCGATAGTCAGAACCGTTATGCAGCCGACAACCAGTTTGATGTAGCTACAACGGGCACGGGTACCACAACGTTCCTGCCTAATGAAGCAGCGGTCAAGATGGAAGTCACTGGTGCTGGAGTTGGGTCGGTAATCCGTCAGTCTTACCGTTCTTTCCCATATCAGCCGGGTAAAGGACTGTTGGTCCTTGCAACCTTCGTAATGGATAGCAGTCAGAGTCTTAACCTCACACAACGGGTTGGCTACTACAACGATCAAAACGGGGTGTTCTTCCAACGAGTAGATGGTACGTATTCGTTTGTCCTGCGTTCGTATGTAACCGGCTCTGTGTCTAACGCCCGGACGGTTGATCAAAGTAGCTGGAACGGGGATAAGCTAGACGGCACCGGAGCGTCTGGGTATACGTTAGATCCGTCTAAAGCGCAGATCCTGTGGATGGACTTTGAATGGTTGGGCGTAGGTTCGGTGCGATGTGGCTTCATCATCAACGGTGAATACATCGTTTGTCATACCTTTAATAACGCCAACGAAATTACTAACGTCTACATGACCACCGCGATCCTGCCGGTGCGTTATGAGATCAGTACCGTTACGTCAGCAGTAGCCGCGTCTATGAAGTCTATCTGCTGCTCAGTGATTTCCGAGGGTGGGTTTGAGCAAACGTCTATTGATCACGTAGCGCGACGCACCACAGTTCTTGGCACAATTGGCACTACCTTTTTACCCTTGGTGTCTATTCGGTTAGCCTCTGGCAGAACCGGAGCGGTAGTGCTTCCCAACAGGGTTCAGGTATTACCAACGACAAGCCAGAACTACGAAGTGGCGTTGATTAAGAATCCTACGTTGACTGGTGCATCGTGGTCTGCGGTTCCTACCGATTCAAACGTAGAGTTCGATGTCGCGGCCACAGCAACGACCGGTGGGTCTATTGTTCAAACGGATTATGTGACTGCTTCGGGTTCTGCCGGGGTGTCTAATACGTCTCTTCCGTCTGCATACAACTTTGACTTACAGTTAGGCGCTTCAATCGCTGGTACTAGCGACATCTATACGGTCGCTATAAGAACGGTTTCTGGAGCCACCACTGGAGACGCTGTTGGGTCTCTATCCTTCTACGATCTGACACAGTAGCCATGACGCCTGAAGAAATCATCAAGATTGATGCTACGCGCAGAAACATTGCCGCCAAGCAATCCATAGGCCGCATCAATACGATGTTTCAGATGGGCGGTCAAATGGTGCAAGACGACAAGACATTGTTTACCTTCCTAAGTAATGGCAAAGGATTGGTACGGTTTCATGCCTATACCGCTGACGATATAGACGGGCTTCGTGAAAGCCTAAAAAAGTTTATTACGCTTATGCAAGGAACGGGAGCTAGAGAGCTA